CATCCAAACTTCTTATTTTAATAGACTTACAGGAAGATCAGTTAGTAAAGAAAAAGATATTACATATAAAACTAAAGATAAACCTAGGATTAAATATATAGAAAAACAAGTTGTAAATAGAAAAAAAGATGGAGATTGGAAATCAGAAAAAGAAACTAAAAAGTTAATTAAGGGTGGTAAAAAAATTAGTTCAGAAGAAAATTATGAAACTTATCAAAAGAAAGGAGGAATAGTTAAAAGTAAAAAGAAAAAGTAATGCCAAAAGATGCTTGTTATAAAAAAGTAAAAGCACAGTATGCTGTGTTTCCTTCAGCAAGGGCTTCTCAAGCTATTGCAAAATGTAGAAAAGGTTCTGGTATTGTTAGAAAAACTAAAGCTGGATCAGATCTTAAAAGATGGCAAGCAGAAAAATGGCAAGATACTAAATCAGGAAAAGCTTGTGGTGCTGGTGGTAAAAATGAATATTGTAGACCTACCAAAAGAATATCTAAAGCAACACCTAAAACAAAAAGTGAAATAACACCTTCTAAACTAACTGCTAAGAAAGCAGAAAAGTCTAGAGTAGGTATGGGTAATAAAGTTAAAAAAATATAATTATGGAAAAGTTAAATTTTAATGAGATGCTTCAAGCTGCTGTAGAAGCAGTTAAACAAGAATCAAAAACAGCTGAACTGTATCAAGCTTTTACAGGAAAGAAAATGAATGCAATGCAAGTTATATTTAAAGGTGATTTAAAATATCCATCTTATGTAGTTCTTGTAGATTCATTAGGTGATACAACTGTTAAAGGAATGCCATCACCATACATGGAAGATTTAGTTATTAGACTTCCATTAGAGATGACTCAAGAAGAATCTGAAGCAGCTTTAGTTGCAGCAGGTTATGATCAAAAATGGAATAGCATAACTCTTAGAGCTCCGTTATATAAAATAGTATATCCACCATTGTATATCTATGAAGTTGAACATGTTGGGTTTATTGCTGTAGATTCTACAGATGCTACTAATGTATTTCCTTTATCATAGTTATGGCAAAGACAGCAGCTTGGACCAGAAAAGAAGGTAAAGATCCTAAAGGAGGATTGAATGCTAAAGGAGTAGCTTCTTATAGAGCAGCTAATCCTGGTAGTAAACTTCAGACAGCAGTAACTACTAAACCTTCTAAATTAAAAGCAGGAAGTAAAGATGCTAAAAGAAGAAAGAGTTTTTGCGCTAGAATGTCTGGTATGCCAGGCCCTGCTAAAAAACCAAACGGAGAACCTACAAGAAAGACTCTTGCATTAAGAAAATGGAACTGTTAATACATTATAATCATGGCAAAAATTAAAGACAGTGGCTTGACCACAAAAGTAAAAAAGAATATCTCTAGACCAGGCATACATGCTAAGTCTGGAAGTTCTCAATTGAAGTCTTCAAAAAAATATAAAAAATTATATAGAGGTCAAGGAAAATAATTATATATTTGCATAAACCAAACAAATATATTATGTCAGATAAACCTAAATGTGGATGTGGAAAATCTCAAGATGCTAATGGATTTTGTGATGGATCTCATAAAAATAATGAAGAACAATTAGCCTTTAAAGAAACTAAAATAGTATCTTTTGGAGAAACTTTAATGGAAATAGATTTTGATTTATCAGAAGATACATCAGACTATAAAGTTAAGAAACTTATGGCAGAAGTAACCAATGTATTAAGAGAAGAATATATCTTAGCTGGAGGTAATCCAGTTAGAAGCATTTTATTTGAGCATGCTCTAGGACAAATAGTTAATGCTCAAATGTCTATAAACAAAGTAATAACCCTAAAATAAAAGTATGAACAAATTTAAAACATTAAGAGGAAGAAGAATCTTAATAGAAGTACCTGTAAAGAAAGAGTCAGCAATTAAGTTATCTGCTAAAGATGATGATGCATTGATGTATGAAGCAATGAAGCAATGGAATAGACTTACTATTTATGCTGTAGGAGATAAAGTAGAAGATGTTGTTCCAGGAGATGTAGTATATATTGCAGTTAGTCAATTAGAACATGCAGAAAAAGTTGACATTGAAGGAAGTGTTAAGTTAATGTTGAATGAAATGGATATAGCAATCATATGGTAAATATCTCACATGATGATTACTTTTCATCTAGTACAATTAATTCTAAAGAACTATCTCCAGAAGATGTTCAAGAAAGAATAAAAACTTATAATCCTTATAATGTAAAGGATCTAAAGTATAATACTCTTTCAGAAGAAGTACATGACTTTAGAAAAGATAAACCTCCTTTTAATTCCCGTCCGGAATACTATGGTGGAAAAGATTCAGCTTATGAAGTATTTAGTGTACTAGAAGCATGGAAGCTAGATAAAGATTTTTATTTAGGAAATGTCTTAAAGTACTTAGCACGAGCTGGTAAAAAAAGTTTTAACAAAAAAGAAGATTTAGAAAAAGCTTTAGTATATTTACAGAGAAGAATAGATACATTATGAAAACAATTGTTATTATAATTTTTTGTGCAGTTATATTATTGCTATGGTTAATAGCACATGCTATGTCAAAACCAATCTTTAATAAGATGAGTAAAAACTTTGAATATGATAGTTTAGGAAATACAATTTCAAACTATTGCATATTTATAATAATTATAATGTCCTTTCTTATAGGACTATGGATTTGACTTAGAAGTTTCTTTGGTTAGTTTCCTTTTAAGTTAATGAGAAGCCCTAGGTAACAGCAGGGCTTTTTTTTGTGATAAATTTTTTGTATATTATAGTATGGCGGAATTTGTTAAACAAGGAGAGATAGACATAACAGGTACATTATTATGTACAGGTATTCAAGCATCTGTTTTATCAAGAGTTGTAACTTTAAGTTTTAATAATTCTTTAGCATATGTATTAACTTTAGAAAGATATGATGCAACAACGGCTTCTACAATAGTTCTATATGAAATAAATTTAGCAGCCGGTGATACAGTTAATGATACTCTAACTTATGTATTAAATGCAGGAGATACTTTAACTGTATATTCAGATATTTTAGGCACATCTTATTATATATATGGAGTAGATTATGCAAGTAACTGAAAAAGATGGTACTGTATATGGCTCATTTATAGAAGTATATGGACCTGATGGAAAACCTAAAACTTCTGGTGGGGGAGGAGGATCTCCTACCGGACCTGCGGGTGGAGACTTATCTGGTACTTATCCTAATCCTTCTGTAATATGGAACAATGGTTTAACTACTTATGATCTAAACTATTATCCATTAAGCTTAAATCCAGCAGGATATATTACAAATGCAGCTTTGTCAGGTTATTTAACAGCAGCAACTGCAGCATTAACTTATTATCCTCTTACAAATCCTAATGCATTTATCTCAGGTATAACAGGACCAATGGTTACTAGTGCTCTTGGATTTACTCCATATGACGCGGCTAATCCTTCTGGATTTATTACTTCTTCTGCATTAGGTCCTTATCTTACTGCATCTACAGCAGCTTTAACTTATCAACCAATACTAGTAAGTGGCACAAACATAAAAACAATTAACTCTACATCATTGCTAGGCAGTGGTGATATTACTATATCAGGTGCTAGCCCTTATACTACAGTAGGTAATAGTGCAGGGATATTAGTAAACAATTCTACCACTAATACTATCAGTGCATCTATCCTTATACCTGCTAATACATTAGTAGCTACTCAAGTATTACAGCTAAGAGCACAGGTTCGTAAGGTAGGAGGCTCAGGTACAGTCAATGTACGTTTTTATATTAACACTACCAATAGTTTAGTGGGTGCTACTCAGATAGCTCAAGGTGCAAACATGACAGGATCAGGATTAATGCAAAGAGTAGGAAGGGATTTCTATATTACTATAAGCTCACTTCAATGCTACAACCCTACTAACCCTATAAGTACAGATTTATCTAGTGCAGCTATGACTAACGTGACTTATACACTTGCTAATGCATACTACCTTATAGCAGCTATACAATGCTCAACACTAACAGAAGATGGTACAATAACAAGGCTTAACTTAATGACTTACTAATGGGAAGATATGCTTAATTTAACAACTATACCGGGAGGATTTATAATGCGTGATTTAGAATATATTACAGATGGTATATTTGAAATACTTCATGAAACACAAGCTCACATATCAACTAATAATGGAACTATTTTTATAGACACTACTGTTACTATAAACAATATTAGTTATAAAACTATAAATGAATTAATAATAGTTTTGTTATCTAAATAATTTTTAGTATATTATACATATAAACTTATAAAAAAACAATCATGGATATTCTAAATTTTATTTCTTGGATTAAAGCAGGAAACTACAGAACAACTTTACCAACTGATACACAAAATCTATTAGCAATTGGAGCTAAAGACCCAAGTAGAGATGATGGTTGGTTAGCACTTGCAGTAAATGCAGCTCCTTTACAATCATTGTATGATACAGGTACTGTAACTCAATTAACTTCAATTACAACAGCTGTAACTTTAAATACTTTTAATGGTGTAATTACTTCTGTATCTTCAACATTAGCAGCAAATGCTAAAACATTTTTTACAGTAAATAA